CCAACATCAGAGCCTTCTGACCTGCTTATATTTATATTCAAGGCATCTCTATACTCTCCCGACGGCATTAGTCTGTCGTCTACGTCTTTATTCATCTTCCCTCTCAGGAAAGTGTTATCGATTGAAGCCATTCTTTATATTAAAGTATTTTAGTTCTAGTTCTCATTACTCTTGCAATTTCCTCTATCTTTGTATTAGATAACCTAATCTTAGCATTACGCAATTTAGCTCCTCTGTCCTGTTTAAATCTTCTAACTATATATTCAGGCACATTGCTCCTGGAAGCTAGAATAGAATAAGCTATATGAGCATATAAGGCATCTTCAGCCATCTTTGGAACTCTCATATCAGCGTCAGCTCCTAATCCATCTGTAATATATTCTAATATTATAATCTCATCCACTAGATCGCTAGAAAATGATATCTTACCTAATCTCTCGTTTATAGTGAACACGTTTAAAACAGGAGCCCTCGCGGCTTCAAACAACCTTGTTTCGGCTACAGAAGTCCCCTCTATATTTTCCCCAACGAAGTCTTGCATAGGTAATCCGTTATCCTCTTGGATAGGAGATTCTGTTGGATTTGACGTTTTCCTTGTAGGATAGATTATATGTTTTACTCCCAAATCGTCCACTGTGGATATCTTAACATAGTTAACATAGTCTTGAGGCAGGGCTACGGATAAACTGTTAGGTATAGACAATTCTTGTTGCTTAATACTCTTTAAGGTATCATAAGAAAACTCCTGTAATCCACGTTTCGCGTGGAATAATACGTCGGAGGTTCTAACGCTTGGTATAAGTTTGCCTGCTCCCACATACCCTACTATAAAGTTATTTACAACGTCTTTTAGTTTTATACCTGTATAACTACCTAAATTACTGTCTTTCAGTCTAACGCGGTAATGGCCTGCTGCCCAGCTTCCGCTACTTATTACTATGGTATTCTTATCTATATAGTATTTCTTAGTGGCTGCTCCTACTACCGTATATGGATCGTAACCATCAAGACTGTATTCTAAAATGAAGTTATTTAAAGAATAATATGTATCCTGCGAATCTACTGAATCTATGGAATATATTTTTAATTCCTCATCAAAAGTATATGGTCCAATAGTTGTCGGGTCTGCACTCTCTACCTTTATTACCTGGGAGCCAGCGTAGTACTGTTGACTAGTTTCTTTTATTAAGCTCATTTATTAAGATTTTTGTTCTGCTTCTTGTTTCTGAATTAGGCCCATAGCAGATTGTATAATGCTTGGGTCTTTTATAATAACCCCTGAGTAAAGTAATATTTTTAAGATAATTTCTGTTTGTTCCGAGGGGTGCAGTTCAAAGTCCACACTACTCCCTGTATAAATATAAACGCCATTATCCCCTTCTGTATATTCCCATTTGGGGTCTACAGGCTTTCTTATGAAATCAATATCTATTTTTGTTTCATCTATACCTACTGTAACATCTACATCCGGTTCTATGAATATTCTTTCCTTCTCGTACAAGTATACGGGGAAGTCTAATGATGGTGCTGTAAGGGGGGAATTTTTTATATTGTAGAATTCGCTTCTCCCTAATCTGTCTATTTCTTTACCTTCAACAGATAAAGTACCCATTCTGTAGAAATCAACAGGATCACTAAAAATGTCAGAGGTAGGAACCTTATAATGCTTCTTGGGCGAAGATAGCCTAATTAATTGTCCGGAAGTACGAAAAATATTTATCTTTTCGTCTAAGTTTTCTGTTCTGTCTGAATGTTCAACATCCGTTTGAGGTATACGCAAGTATTGGTTTAAGTCTTCGAAGTATTTTTCGAATATCTCAAGCTGCACTTGTCTTGCCAAATTGTTAAATTCGTAAGGCGATAAATACCCTCTCTGTTCTTTATTTAATATAGTTAAAACAGTCGTATAGACAGTGTTTACGTTTACGCTCATATTTTTATTTTATTATAATACCATAGCGGCAACGATATGTCACCGCTAGATATTAATATTACATGCTAATTAAGTTTTTTCCCAATCGACTTGTATACCTCCACTCCTTCATCAGTCTTTAAGAATGATGCGAATGCAGAGTATGGATTTTCCTCAAATGGTACGTTCATTAACTTTTTACCGTTAGATGCCCATTTAAAAGTCCTCTGGTCTTGAGAAAGTTTTATGATATTCGCTTCAGTGGCTTTAATGGCGAAGTTTCTTAATTGAACGTTTTCGTCATTAGCTAAGTCTAAAAATAGCTTAGGATTCCTCTTGGCGAATAATAGTAAATCTCTTTTAAGTTCTTTGGAGCTCATCTTAGATACAGCCGACCCATTTTCAACACGTAAGATAGCCTCTACCGTATCTATATCTAAAGCTATAGCCGCATTTAACGCCTCCACTTCAAATTCGATATCTTCTAGCTCATCTTTAGCCTCCATTTGGGGGTCATGCTCACTATACCTTATCCCTTGTAGAGGGTGATATAAACTTAAAAGTTTTTGTAAATTCTGAAATCGTTTAGGGACATATAAATGTCCATTTAAGAATGTGATATGACCTAAGGTTGCTTCTCCTTTTTGTTCATCCCTTAATGGGCTTGGCATATTTGTTGCATATCGTAATTCTCTTTGCTCTCCTTTCGATTCATCAAACCACAATAATGGTTTTCTTAATGAATGTCTAGAAGGTATTGTATATGATAAAGGGGATTTATTCCCTGTTAAATAGTAGTGGCGATCTTTAATATCCCACGCTGTTTCTTTTTTCTTTGCTGTTGCCATGATATAATATAATTTAATAAGTAAATGTAATAAAGTAATAGTTTACCCCCGACGAAACATCGAGGGTAAATACTACTTTTGAATATTAAGAGTTTTTGAATAATACAAAGTTGTTAGCACCTTGCACACATAAACATCTTTCTGATAAGAAGTGTACAGACATCAAATCCTCGTCGGTTGTGTAAGCACCGCCAACTGAACCTGTAATCCACGTCTTCAACTTACGATCTTCCGTTTGGGAAGCTCTATAACGAACGTGTAAGAAAGGTCTTCTGATGTTAGAACCTAAAACTTGGTCATAAACAGTAGAAGTACCAGCTGGAATTAAGATACCATCAATTCCGTCTGAATTGCCTGATTCCCCAGAATTGCCCCCTCTAGTTGAAGCATCATTCAAGTATTTCCAGTCAGTCTTATAGAAGTCATAAGAACCTCTTCTGAATCCAGAGAAACCTAAGTTTAAAGCCATATCTTTATCATTATCGAATAAACCATAAGCAGATCCAGCTCCAGAGTTACCTCCATTAAGACCAGCTAGCATATCGTCAAAGTCTAGGTTTGTGTTACGATCTAGGAATAACATGTTCTCTTCAATAGCCCCTTCAGAATCTAATCCTCTAAGAATATTATCAAAGACGTCTAGGTTCGATCCGACACCTCCTGAGTTAACGTGTCCACGCTCCCCTACGGCATAGAATAAACCGTCTGTACCTTTAGCTCCCTGATCTGATGCAGAAATACCTCCAGATGCTTGGCTAGAAGGCTCTGACTCAATCATAGCCATCTCTAGGTAATCCTCAAAACGTAGTCTTGTTTCAGATTCAGATTTTAAGTACCATAAGAAGCCAGAAGTTCCGTCCTCGGTGGCTACCTCAACCCATCCAATCTGAGCTGCATCAGAGCCGTTCACTCCGTATTTGTCTTTTATGATAATAGGGGAGTTGCTGTACTGTGTGAATTGGGCTTCAACCGCTCCACTCATTCCAGGTTTACCTTTGTCAAATTCAGAACCGAATACAAATACTTTCAAATCGTTACCTACGAAAGTCGATTCCCAAGCATCGGCATCAAAAGGATAAGCGCTGATATCATTACTTCCTCCCGTAACTGTCTTTACGATCGCTTTTTGTTCTTTACCTGTTGAGGGATCGAATACAACGATTAAAGAATTTGCTCGGATAGCGTGATTATCCACATCTCCATCTGCATCTTTGATAGTTATAGTAGCGTCGTCCACGTCGTCGATAATACACTTATCGTAAGAAATATGTAATCTGTTTTGTTCACTCCAAACTACTTGGTCTGAAGTCATAGGCATTTCTGCCCCTACCATACGTAAGAATCCATTTAAAGTACGGTTTCCGTATCTTTCAACTTCTGCTTCGTAGATTTCTGGTAGATATTGTTGTGCGAAATTGTTTCCTGTGTCACTAGTGAAATCAATATAATTTCCTGACGTTGCTTGCAATTTTGCTGATGGGACTAAGTCCCCAAATGCTGGTGTAAAAGCCATTTTAAATAATTTTAATTGTTAAAGTTTTATTTTTTTTATTCTTAACTTTGAAGGGCTCTCTCCGCTTACTGATTTGATTCTTACTCCATTTACAAACTCTCCACTAGGAGCAACCTGTCTTGGGGCCGCGTTAATGTTCTTGGACTTAGCTGTAATATCTTTTATTGCATCCGCCTTGCCTTGTTCGTAAAAATGGTTAATAACCTTGTCAGCATTTCCCGCAACATACATCGCTTTATGGTAACCGTTATAATCAGCTATTTCTCCTTTTTCATTCAGAAACTTTCCTACGAAATTGTTTAAATCTGATTGTGTATTTGCTACTTTTGAAGTGTCTTTTAATCCGTAACGGAATTTTTTATCTCCTAAACTGAAATCAAAACCTTTGAAATCTTCGGAGAAAAAACTATTTGTCTTGGATTGAAAAACGTCTCTTCGCTTTTGTATGGTAGATTGCTCTTCATTATATCTGTTAAAAAAGTCAACAGCCTCTTGTTGTTTTTGGGTAGTTCCCGGTCTCAACTTGATCTCGTCGTAATATTTACCCTTTAAATCTTCAAGAAAACCCTTGGCTTTCGCAACTTCTTCTTTGAACGCAAGTTTCTTCTTGCGTATATCTTTATCCTCGTCTATATCTTCATCATATTCGAAATCATCCATTAAGATTTCTATATCGTCTGAATCTAAGTGAGGTTTACTTTGTTTATAATATTCTTTTAATAATACGCTTTCGTTAACATCTGAATAATCAGAGTTAAGACGGACGTAATCTTCTAAGGTCCCCCCGGTTTCATTCATAAACTCAATCACCTTTTCAATGTTCTCCGGTATTTGAATTCCTAACTCTTCCCCTCGAGCGGTAGCCTCTACAGCTTGTTCTCCTAATTCTTGAATCTGTTCGTCCGTATCCTCTTCTTCAATCTGCACGATCTGCACTTCTTCATCACCAGCTTCTTCAACTGCCTCTTCAACTACTTCTTCAACTACTTCCTTTAATTCAACTTTAGCATCTTCTGCCTCTTTAGTTTTGGGTTCCGTTATGGTAACCTTAGGAATGTCTTCCTCTTTTACTTCGTCTACAGGGGCGCTGTCTACAGTAACCTTCACGACATCGTCTTTTTTCGATAGTTGCTTTGGCTTCCTAGACTTCTTTTTCATTTTAAAGTCCCCTTCTTGTTTTACGTTTTCTGACATGATATAATAATATAAAATTAATAAATATTCTATTTAGGTTCGAATTGCCCCAAACCAAATCCTCCTAGCACATCAAATCCTGCAGATTCGAAATTTTTAGGGGATGACTCACTTTGTCTTTGATTTATAAGCTCACTTTGTTGTGATGCTTGTATTTTGGTACGCTCGTCTTTTCTATCTTCTTTATAAGACTCTTTATCCCTACTCGCTCCAGCGTGTACCTCAGCTAGTTGTTTATTGAAATTAAATTCTAGCTCCATTAAACGCATCTTGATTTCAGCTTCGCGTTCTAATTTGTTTATATCGAATTGAGCTTTACCCTGCTCTAATTGCAACTTACTCTCTGTAAGAGCTTGCTGTTTCTGCACTTCTACTAATCCTGCTCTTTCTGTAGCTTCCGCGTTTGCTTGTGCTTGAGCTTGGATATTTGCTTGCTGGGCGGCTTGATCTTCTTCTTGTTTTTTTCGACGCTTTAGCCTCAGATATTTATTAGCTAAAGATATATTTGATATATTTCTAAGGTCGACGGCGTCGTCAAGGTGTATCATACCTGCTTGCAGTGCAATTTGTATGTTACTCTCTAACAACTGTTTCTCCTCTTCATCAGGCTCTAATTCTAGATAAATTCCAAAATCGTGTAAATGTAGAGATGAAATCTCATTTAATGTATTCACGTTAAATTCATTTATACTCTCTATAAGAGACTCGCCTGTTAAAGCAAATTCGATAATATCCTTCACTTTCAACGAGATGTTTTCGCACGTTCTAAGCGTAATAAAAGTAATCCCTTGTAATATATGCCTAGTTGCTGTGTTTGAGTTAGCCGCAGCCAGCTTCTGTAATCCTACAAGAGCATTCTTATCTGGAGTACTACCATCCCGGGCTTCATTAAGACCTGTTACGTCGCGTATCATCTGCAGGTAATACTGGTATGTATTTATAAGCGAACCAATTTTACCTTGTCCAGCCGATGTTTGTAATTCCTGGATAGGTATCTTACCCCTATTCATATCCCCTTCTTGAGTAAGTGATCTACCTACGATAGAACCTGTTTGGAAGAACATATTAAGTGCTTCTGCTGGATTGTAGTTTGTACCATTACCTAAGTCCACTTCAGCTAATCCGTCAACATCCACATATACACCATCAGGAACTATTCTTGCTGTGACTTGTTGTAGTTTAAGGTGAGCAAGTTGGATCATATCAGCGAAACCTGTAATTCTGCTTACCGTTGATTCAATCTTACCTTTATACAATCTAGGGGCACATATTGAGTAATTCATAGTTACTTTAGGAGAGTTCGCTAAAGGCCTTGTCATATTCTCTGCTAATTTCCATTCTAGCATAGTTTCTTGGCCTAATATCTTAGCTCCTGTATAGAGAACTTCTATCGTTCTACTTACTCTCTTAAAAGTATCAGCTGGAGGTGGGTTAAAGAAGTCTGTTTTTTCTAATGATTTCTCTAGACCACTATCTGTCTGTTTAATTTTAAATACTTGATTCATATATGTCTTATACTCAAAGTATAAAACGCTTACAGTGTTTTCATCATCCCCTCCTCCGTAATCGGCAGAACCATCCGATCTACTGCTTGTTTTTTGTATCTTTTCTAATTCCTCAGAAGATAAGTGGGGGAATTGCTTCATTAATTCAGGTAAACTGACTCTCCTCTTCTCTCCTACATAGTATAAGTCTTCAAAGTTAGGGTCTTCCGTATAAGAATAAACCAGGTTAGCCGGATCCACATGTTTAATTTCTAGCCCGTTAGATTTATTATACTGAGTTTTACATCCACCAATCCCTAATACAACTAAATCATATACTATTTTCTTTCTGATTTCGTCGTATTTATTCTTATCTAAAGAATTATTTATAAGTTCTTCTAATGCGATTTCTATGGATTCTTTATAGTCCATTTGCATGTGAACCTCAAACTCCTCCTTCGTTTTCGGTAATTTAGAGGGATCGTCTACAGAAAATAAATTCATACCAGATGCTTCCGATAATTCCATTAATTCCTTGTAGCTGTTCATATCAGCTAAAAGCTGATCCGCATATTCTGTCCTTTTCTTTCTAGCGATAGCATCCTGAGCTGTTGCTTGTATTTCGAAATTCCGTTGAGACATTCCATTAACAACAATATCCACGAACTTAGGTATTATTGGAATTGGCTTCCAATCTAGGTTCATATAAGATAAATCACCATTTATAGATAACTCGTTCTTATACTTTTGAACTGACTGTTCCCCTCGAGCATATAATTTTCTTCTATGGAACTCTTGGGAATTTGTAGTAAATCGCGAACCTCCTCGGCTGCCTTTGAACCACTCATTCTCAATAGCTCTTGCTACAGATAATCCATATTCAAGCGATTGTTTTTCCTCGTCTGGTACTACCTGATTTGGAAATGAGCTATTATAATTAGTGCTAATCATCTATTATATTATTTTTGAACTATATCCTTTATTATTGTATTTCTTGAATCCTAAGACGGTTTTATTCGTCGTTCTTTGGGCAGATGGCCTATATCGGTCTTTATTGCAAGCCATTATAGCTAGCCCAGAGCTTATGGTTGCATCGTGTTTTGTTCTGTTATTTATATTAAATGTAGACCAATCTTCTAAGGTCTTTTGTAAATACATATCTCCATACTTTCCTTCAGAGATCTCCCCTACGTAATTTTCAATATAACTTTCAATAGCTGCTGCGTGAGCTTGTTTTATATCTTCACTCGAATTCGGTATACCCCCAATATCTCTTTCTGTTACTGACAATTTATTCCAAAGTTTATCCGGTCTATTCATTGAGAATCCTCTGTATCCTCTTCTTTTGAAATGGTATAACAATCTCGGCTTGTTGTTCTCACACAATATAGGCATACCGTAAAATACGCATGCCATCAATACATCTTCGAAGAATATCTCAGCAGTTTGAGGCCTAGCTATATATTCTAAGAATAATGTGTTAGGAGGAGCATCCTCCATGCTAAATTTAGTAAGTCCATGCAAAGCTCCTTTAGAACCTCTTTTATCTACAGTGCCTGATATATCGTAGCTATCGCAGCCAAAAGCTCCTATGTGCTCATTACCAGGGTATTTGATACCATTCTTTATTATTACACGGTTTTGGAGGTTTTTCGGAGGAATCCAGGTGATACGGAACCTACCGCTTTCATTAGGCGAGAATATAACCCGTGAATCTTTTTCTCCATTCTCCCATTGAAAACTTCCTCTAGTCACTAAATCGCTAGTCCCGATATCATCATTATAGTCTATCTGTTGGTATATCTTTGTCAAATTGAATAATGATTGCTTAGCTTCATCTCTAAACGCGTGCTTCTCTGTACGAGGGAACTGTCTGTAATATTCGTTCAAACCCTCCTGGTCACTTTTAAGACCTTCAACTTCATTCTGCCAATGCTCAATAACTCCTTGGTCAATCTCCTCATTTAATGGCCCTTGGACAGGCTTTGGAGGAGTTTCCAATACTGGATTGCCGTATACATCAATAAATCCTTCGTAGTTCCATTCCATTGGGATAAATAAACTATATAACCCCGAGGATGTTTGCCCGTTTCGGTTTCTTTTTGTTACATCTGAATTGTAGTATAACTTTTTAAAGTTCCTACCTCCTTTATCTAAAGCATTTGATGTTGAGCCCATTAAACACTTTCCAATAATGCGACTACCTAATCTTAAACAGGTTTTCGTTACCCTCCAGTTGTTTAGTATATTATCAGGCTTTTCCCATTTACCACTCTCATCGTGAACTAATAACTTTAATTTTTCACCATCATAAGAGTTGTCTCCTGTATTTTTCCAGTCAATTGTGGTATCTAATCCCTCTAACTCCTCAGGAGTCTCTCCTTGACTTAGCTTTTTCCTTGTTAGCTTCGACGCCGGCACCCGGTAAGCTAATTCTGTTTTGGGCCTATCCATACCGTCTTGTATCGGCTTGAAAAAGAAAGGATAATTAATTGATATCGGTACCACTTTATCAGTGAACATCTTCTTAGCATCAGCCCCTGTCTTAGATAAAATTCCATATCTGGAATCACTAGACATCGTAGCTAGATTTACAGCTTCTCCAGAGGCCATGAAGGAGAAACCGGAACGCCTGTTCTTAAGGTAGCACATTCCGTAGCACCGAGGATCCGCTTTGCACGCTTCCCAAAATATAAAGAACAGCCTATTAGATTCTCTAAAATCTGCTGCCCCGACATCTATCTTACTCCATTGCAAGTACATATAATGGGTACCTGTCAAATATGTGGGTTTACCATTGTTATTAAACCAGAAACCCCTATCTCTATGCTCAAATTCTTTGTCAATGTAATCATACCACCTCTCTTTGAAATGTTCTGGATAGTTATTCCATTCGAATACATTCTTAATTTTATCCAATTCCTTAGGATAATTTATTTTTTCCCACATCTTACCTTTTGAGGTATAGACTTTCTTAGGTTTTGGTAGTGCTATTTTTAGGTTCTGTATTTCGTATACTTCCCCCACTTCTCCGGTCTTACTAATAACAATTACATCACTGTCTTTGTCATATCCATATTCCCATTGTTTGTATCTATTCTTTTTCTTAAGTATTGATTCATCAATGTAATCCGGTAGTATTCTTAATAATTTCCCGTCGTAACTCATTTAGATCTCCCTTCTGCAAACCCTTTGAACTTAGCTCCTTTACTGTTCTTGCTATTATCCTCTAGTAAAGATTCCTCTTCATCTATCCTCGTTAATATTTCAAAAGCATCAAAGATTGCTAATTTTTTTGTAGCCGCAGCGTTCTTTAGCCTATCAGCTGTAATGTCTTCTCCTGAATCAACTATAGGTTCTTTTGCAACCTTAATCAGTTCTTCAACCGCTTTGCGCCCAGCTCGGATTATATTCTTCTTCGTTTCCTTGGTACTCATATTTAATAGCTATATCATTAGATTTCATACAATATAACCGCTCATCATTAAATACAAACTCGAACTCTCTCTTTGGCATAAATCCAACCAAATCCCCTGAAGCTATTTTAAGCCCATTTAAGGAGCTATTATCGTATTTTAGTATACCAATATGCTTTCTCTCTTTATCGGTCGAATATGAGTCTATTTCTTTAAGCGGTTTTATAAAACAGTAGTCCAAGTTTGATTTCCACCCACTCTCGTTTTTGTAAGCGTACACTTGTTCTAATGTTGCGAAGTACAGATTGTCTTTGAAATATGTACTCCCATTTTTTTCATTTCCCTTTACATCATAGTATCTTCTAAATATATTATGATGGATCATAACTGTGTCCCCTGACTTTATCTCTGTAGAGAAAGCAGCTGGAACCTCTACAACAATTGCTTTTTTACTTATGTGACGAAAGCTCTCTATATTGTTGTTGGTTAGCAGGCTATTGTCACCCACCTTCTTTTCATTATTATATCTCTTATCAAAAGGTTTAACGATGAAACTGTACAGGCTCTTCATTAGTATTCTAAATCGTATTCGACCGCTATAGCCATATTAGAGTTGAATTTCTTCCAAGGCAATATTTCACTGTGTTTCTTTATATATATATTATAAGAAGAGTCCTGGTCATCAAATAAAATATTAGCAATCTCGTGACCTCCATATACGCGTTGGCCTACAGCGTAGTGCATTGCCTCGTTTTTATAATCTGATCCGATACTTATCTTTCTTATAAGACTATTCATCCTCTTCAATATTGGTATACTCCCCTGTCTCTAGGTTAATATGGACTTTCCCATATTCTTTTTCTAGAACAGTTTTTAAGTCCTCTAAGTCTTTATTGACGGTCGCTACTGTATGTAAGGTGACATGCTTCTGGGTCTCAAGTACCCCAATATCCCCAAAGAGTTTGTTTAACTTTGTTTCTA